CGCTACATAGTCCCACCATTTACGCCCCGTGATAAGCATGTTCATCTGGCATTGCCATTTATATTTACTTTCTATTTCTTTTTCTCCGTTCAATACCAATCTAAAATGTTTGGTATCTGCATGGCATTTAATCTCAATACCTCCGTCTTCTCCTACAAATCCGTCTGGGCTCGCCCCTGTATATTCATCTAATTCGACAAAGCCGACTTCATCGACCGACACACTTTCTTGCATTTCGTACATTGACCTTGCTATTGGCTCAAGCTCGTTTCCTCGCTCCATGTGTTCATTTGTATAATTCTCTCTCTCGGCGGAAGAGTATTTTTCCGACAGCATTTTGTAAATATAGGTTTCAAGCCCTTTGCCGTTGGCTGATATTTCTTGACCATGTGAGGCTGTGAGTTTACCCTCTCTTATTGCATGCCATTCGTCCGTACCCTGCTCAATGTCGTGTATTATCATACATTCTTTGTTGCGGTTTCAATATCGTCAATCATCTTTTCAGTTTGGAGTATTTCTTTTTTTCTTTCAATTATTGCTCTTGCAAATTCCTTTCCTAATGATTGATGGGTTTCCCAGTATTGCTTTAGCTGTTCTGTGGTTTTGATACTAGCGATTTTCTTCGCATGCGTTTCGTTGAATTGCCCCTCCTTTGAATTGTCTTGCGTGTCTGCCCTCGTGTCATCTATGGCAAATAAACCGTTTAGAGCGTATTTTCGTGCATATGAGGAAGTAGCACCAGTAACCTGTGAGCTGTCCATACCTTTTTTGCTGTCCGCCTCTCTTGCAAGTGCTTCTACGGTAAGCTCTTCTGCGGTCTCCGTATCGGACAAATGCACAGTTGCCTTTACATAATACCGATCACCAACCATCTCTATACTATCTGTAATTCGCAAAGATGCTCCGTGCTTTACCAGAAGGGGCTTCAGTGCTTCTAAAATATCCTCGGCATTTCGATACTTGTATTTACCGAATGTGTTGTACTGCCCCTTTGGTGCTTTAAGTTCTGTTTGAATCTTATTCAATTTCGTTAGGATGTTTTTCATATAATACGTTATATAGTTTTTTATTCCTCCTTCTAAATATGTTTCTGATCTCTGCGTAGATCATGGACGCTATTTGTTCGTCCGTTAGACCCAACATGTCTACAAAGAAGGCTCTCTTATATTCATAACTGATGAATGGTTGCTCGGTCATACTCATAACTTTCTGATGTTTCATGTGCCTCTCTACATTCATCGTCCGAGCATGTTCTTCCTGTTTCTTCGAGTGTCGGGCATTCCCACTCATCGTGATCTTTTCCGCAACCGCTACAGTCGCCGTGTATGTGACTAAACATATTATTTACTACACGCTTCACATGGATTATCTCCGTGTAAGTTCACAATGTGTGAGTTCTTGCCGCATGTATCGCACTTAGGCATGTTCAGCCCGTTCATGATCGTTGCTAATTGACGAGTATGGAACTGGGCCATTGTATTAACTTGTCGCCTCTTAAAGTCTGAGGCAGTTGCATATGTATATTTCATATATGGATGTTTTTGTGAGGTTAATCCCTCATCTGTCTATACTGTACCATGTACGGTCATGGTCGTCAAGACTCTGGGGATAACTTCTTCCGTTTAATGTCGTTTAGCTTTTTTGACACGGCTTTTCGTTCTTCTGGTGTAGTCTTTGCCCAACGTGCTTTCGCAGCTTTGCTGTTTCTTTCTGATAGGTACTTCTTTACTTCTTCGTGCATATTTAGTTTCCTTGATTATTCGATTGCATCCGTTCTCTTAACTGATGCTTTAGTGTTGTACTACAAGCCACGCTCATAGCTTCCATAGCCTTTAAGAGTGTTTTAAGGGTCTGCCAGTAGTGCCTGGCCTCAAACACTGTCTTTTCTTTGGCGAACGCATCTATCTTTGCATTACCCTCGGAGTCTTTTGCAGACATGCCTTCTTTCCTATATACGAAGTATTGCTCCTTTTCGTACTGCTCGTGGTTTATTTTCTTCACACTGTATTCATATTCTGCTGTAGCGGTCATAGCACCCACGTTTGCCATAAGGCTTGCGAGCTTTCCTTGTGAAGAGATTAGAATTTGATCCCCATGCTCTTCCCACTTTCTACCCTGTAACGTGTCTATTATTGTATAGACTTTGTCTAGCGTTTCTTCATTCATACGCCACGACCTTACCATGCACGGAATAAAAAAACAAGACCACGGGGGAGCGCAATCTTGTTTCTTTCGGCTCAGTGAGCCTATGTGTTGTATAAAAGAACGTAGGAGTATTATATCACGCCAGAGTTATCCACACCTTGCACAGTGTATGCACAGGGGAGAGCGGACGACTTTAGAACTCGTGATATAATGAAGGTGTTGTAAGCGTACTGCAACGCAAAGACTGTTTAATTCTATCTATGCCTGTGGTTTATCGCGGGGTACGCCGTAGGTAGAGTTAAGCGGTTTTTTATATGACAAAAATAAAACATTTAGAGCAGAAGTTCGCTTTTGCCCATTACGAACTTATATCGGCATGTGATGCTAACGAGTTACAGTTATATCTTTTTCTAAAGCTATATGCGATAAACAAAAGCAGTGCTTTCCCTTCGGCATCCACAGTAACCGAACAGCTAGGGTGGGGGAGGGAGAGATTCTTTAAGACAATAAAGGATATGGAGAAGAAAGGTCGTTTGAGGATTATTCGTGGAAAAGGTGTGAGTAACTTATACGACATCACCTGGTACGACACGCTCAACCAGTTCGGAAACCGAACGGGGGGTAGTTCGGAAACCGAACGGGGGGTAGTTCGGAAACCGAACTCTAACTATAAGAAAGAAACTAAAAGAAAGAAAACTATAGATAATTTTAGTTTTAAGGGGGAAGACTTGGGATTCGTTATGAGTTAGTATGAGTGAGAGAAAAGCCTTTATGAAACCAATGGACCCGAAGGTAAAAGAAGAGGTAAATAAACGGAAGCAGATATGCGTTATATGGAAAAAGGTAAAAATTTAGAACAAATAAGAATAATTGAGAGTATAACAAAACAAACATTCTCTGACTTCTTATATGCATTGGGGGACAGCAAGTCAGCCAATGTAATACTTTGTACTTCGGGAGGAGATGCAGCACCTGCGTTTGCTATATATGATTATGTGAGAGCAAACAAAATAGACCTAACCATCCACTGCATGGGCGAAGTTGAGTCGGCAGGTATGGTGATATTGGCTGCTGGTAAACACAAGATCGCATACCCGCATACAACATTTATGTATCATTCCCCAGAGCTTGGATCACCTACACGTGCCAACAAAAAGAAGTACCAAAAGAAACTAGACCTTGCTACAAATAATTACTACGATGTCATAAGTAAAAAAGCAGTAACGGGAGATGTAAATTTGGACGCTTTCGAAGCTCTAAGAGAAGGGCTTATAGACGAGATAAAGATATGAAACCAATGAACAAGAAAGTATTAGAAGAAGTCCTAGCAAGACCACAGCAATGCGTTAGAAGAAACGAACACTATGCCAGATGTGGAGGGAGAATAACCATAGAGCATACATGTGGGAGAAAGAGGGAAGAATCGTGGAACTGTATTCTCTTATGCGAAAAGCACCATGGACTAGGCAAGTGGGCAGACAAAAAGCATTTCAGTAAGGAGATAAATATGTATTACGCATATTTACAAGCCACTGAAGAAGACCTGATAAAAGCAAAGCTAAACGGTCAGCTAAAGAAGGAAAGACAATACCTAAAGTTGAAATACAAAGACTTAATTTGATATACTGAATATATGGCAGGGATACATAGATTCAAAAAAGGCGATAGGGCATGGAATAAAGGCACATGTCACACGATGTTATCTTGTGCAAAGAGAAGAATAGCTGTTTTGCAAAAGAAGGGATATTCTGCTAAGGTTGCAAAAGAAAAGGCATATTTTGAATACGGGATCACTTGAAAATATCAAAAAATCATATGGAAAAGAAGTGGGGAGGCAAAAGAGCCGGAGCAGGTCGTAAGCCAGGACAACTCAAGTGGCGTAAGGAACTCATGCAGTACATGGATAAAGAGCAGAACAAGCGTAAGTTCTATAATGCTATTCAGAAGAAGCTGGAATCAGGAGACACAAAGATGATTACTTGGTTAGGCGACCAACTACTTGGAAAGGCAACACAATCGATAGAAGGAGATGTGAACGCCGAGGTGGTGTATAATATTATTAGAGGTAAATCTAAAAAAGAATAATATGGAAATAAGAAAGGGAATCGTTTATCAGTTAGGTACATTCATTGCTTACGTTGAGATTGACGGCGTTAAGAAGCAAGACAGGTTTAGTACAGAGGCGGAGGCTGAGAAATGGGTAGCGGAGCAATTACCGAAACCACCAGCAGCAAAGAAGGTAGTGAAGAGAAAGACGAGGAAAAAGACCACAAAGAAATAGTATGTGGGAATCATTCCTAGAGAAGATCGAAGGGTTAAACTATGTGGTTCAGCGTAACTGGGACTATTTACCAGAAAGAACAGAAACACATGACGACATAGATATATTCGTATCTCTAGAAGATAAGGACGAGGTGCTACTCTTTGCAGAACACTACGACTTTGTAGACGTTCGCTATCCGGGAGACGGGTATTATCCGCCGGAAATTGAAAAGATACTGCTAGAAGACAGAAGGAAAGTGAGTTCACGGGGCATTGATTTTTACATACCAAGCTCTAAGGCTCACTTTATTTCACTTTATTATCACGATCTTGTACACAAGCCGGACAATCCTTACAAACACCACCTGGAGTCGATATTCCTCGAATGGTGCAGACCTACTAAATGTATTGATGAAGGAGTCGGATATTATGTATAGACGCTGGATACCAATAGAAAAACTAAGCATGTTCGATGAGTTCCACTTTGAAACAGAAGATGGATGGGACGTTGACGTTGAACGAGACGGCAAGACCAAAGAAGAACATCAGCAAGGTATTGAGTACCTGAAGGGGTTGATTAAGAAGTCAGCAAAGATACGACCTATCCTTGTGCATAATATTTGGGATGAGGACAAAGAATACCGCCTCTTAGACGGTTTCAAGCGTGCTATGGCTCATAAGGAATCGGGAGAGAGGTTTGTAGAGGCGTTTGTTTGCACTCATACAGAGGTAACAAACAGCGTATTCGTTCCTTACCTACATGATGAGATGAGAGCCGAGAAGGGTGGACAGATGAAAGAGACGTTTCCGAAAGCCACGGAAGGATACGAACAAGAAGACTTTAACTACGAGACGCAAGAGTTTTTATACAAGAACCCCGATAAGCCTCACGGCATACGCATTGAACTAGCAGAGAGTATTCATTGCCACTGGGGAGACTACGGACGCTACAGACTAGGCATGGGAAGAACAGACTTTTTACAGCTTGCAGAAGCGATTAGTAGTATCAAATAGTATGGGCCTCATAGAAGAAACATATTACGATGAGCTTTGCTCACCCGTACCAGCAAGAAACCCGAACAGGATCAGGGTGTACCGCATGCCAAATAAAGAAGTTGTGATCCACTACAGGGACATGAAGATTGTCTTACACAAAGAAGAGGAGATCCAAGAGTGGAAGCGTGCGTTTAGCGAGGCAAAGGAAAAGATAGGAAATCACTTTAAGAACGATATATGCGGGTAGCAATAGTCAATGACTGGTACAACAAGAAGAGTGCTGTTTTCTTTAACAAGGACGGCTTTCTTCGTGCTATTGGTATCTTAGGTAAGGAATGGGACGTAAAGTTCTTCAAGAAGCACGAGCAGACGTTCACCATGCCTCATGAGTGTGGTTTTGACTTGCAGTTCCAGCCGAACGTGAAGCAAGCAGTGCTCGACTGGGAACCAGACGCAATACTATTCTTCTGTGACTTCTCAAGGCCAATACTAGAAGAGTTTAAGGACGTGAACATACCGAAAGCCCAAGCGTTTACTGGTGGCCCATTCAGAGATTACGAGAACGTGGCAGACGTTGTGTTTGTTGAGTCTGAATCATATTACAAGGACTTTCAATCACGAGGGCTGAACGTAAAGCGAGCATTTGGAGTAAACACCGAGCTATTTAAGCCAATGCCTCAACCAAAGATATTTGATGCGGTATTCCCCGCTACGATGGCCGCATGGAAACGTCATGAGCTATTTGCAGAAGCTATGGGAGAGAAAGGACTAGCTTGCGGCTACTGGCAACCACATGAACCACACGTCATTGAAGCGTTGCAAAAGCACGGTACAGCCATTTTGCACCACCAGAACGCTGAATCAACAGCACTCATCTATAACATGGGGCGTACTTGTTTGATCACATCGCACACCACTGGAGGATCACAGCGAACCGTCCTTGAAGCAATGGCATGCAATATCCCTACGATCGTTATGGCTGATAGCGATAAAACATCAGAGTACATACGAGACTGTGGTGTTGGAGGAATCGTTGAACCAAGTGCCGCGAGGATTCGAGATGAGGTGAATAAGTGGAAGGACAAGGAAGTGAACACGAGGGACTGGGTTATCGAGAATTACTCGGAATATGTGTACGCTCGCCAGATGAAGGAAGGAATATTATCTATATGCAAATCAGCGTCATAACACCAAGCATCAGACCAAAAGGGCTAGAGGTTGCGTTTAAGACCCTACAGAAGGCAGGACACCCTGATATTGAATGGGAATGGCTACCAAGGCTGTCCGTTCCACGTGAAACAACAGACCTCTCATACCAGATGAACAAGGCATTGGAGGAATCACGAGGCGAGCTAATTGTTTTCTTACAAGACTGGATCCGGATCATGCCTACAGGGCTTATAAACTTCTGGGAGGCATACCAAAAGGACAAAAACAAATGCTTCACCGCACCAGTCGGAAAGATACAGGACGAACGCCGTATCATGACCACGAAGCTAGACAGTGAAAATAAAGATATTAAATGGGATTGGAGACCTTTCTGGCCAGATGAGCATACAGATTTTCACCGTTGGGAAATAGACTGGGGGTGTGCCTCAAGGGAACTCCTCGTGGAAGCAGGGGGGTTTGATGAGATATACGATGAGCGAGGATTTGGATGGGAGAATGTAGACACTGCGTACAAGATGCACAAGCTAGGAGCTACGTTTGGATGCTTGAACCAGAATATAGCGGTGGCATGGGATCACGACGCTCACGTTAAACACCCGTACAAAGATAAGCCAAACAGAGATCTATGGATAAACAGAAAAGCTGTAATAGACCTACAATATGAAGGAAGTAGCAGTTGAACTGTGGACACCACATGTAAACCAGCAGCCTATCATAGACTGCGATAAAAGGTTTGCGGTTATTGTTTGCGGTCGTCGTTTCGGTAAGACCCATCTAGCGGTGAACAAGCTCATAGAAGACGCTCTCGATACAGAAAGAGGGCTGTTTTTCTACGTTGCACCAACCTATAGGCAAGGAAAGATGATTGCATGGGAGCTGTTGAAGCTACAGGCAACACGATTACCCTCTGCTCTCGTAGTAAAGATCAATGAGTCGGAGCTATCTGTTGAGTTCGTGAACGGGGCAAGAGTGACCATCAAGGGTGCTGATAACCCTGATTCACTTCGAGGAGTTGGACTGGACGGCGTTGTACTGGATGAGTACGCAGACATGAAATCCAACGTATTTTCACATATTATCCGCCCTACCCTACTGACAACACAGGGGTGGTGTTGGTTTATCGGTACGCCAAAGGGGTTCAATCACTTCTATCAGGTGTATACAGAGGCAGAATCAGATGAAAGATGGGCAACATTCCACTTTACGAGTTACGATAACCCACTTATCCCCGTTGAAGAGATAGACGAGGCGAAGAAGAAGGAGGACGTGAACGTATTTGCTCAAGAGTACCTCGCAGAGTTCAGGAAGATGACGGGACTTGTTTACAAGGACTTCGATAGGAGCAAGAACGCAGAAAACTATGCAAGACTGAAGCCAGATCACTTCTCGGCAGTGTTTTGTGGTGTTGACTTCGGGTTCACAAACCCAACAGCTATGCTTGTTATAGGGCAAGATAGGGACAAAAGATACTTCATTACAGAGGAGTGGTATGAAACAGGAAAGCTAACTAGTGATATAATACATATAGGGAAGAGTTATATTGCCGATTATGGCGTTAACTACTTCTATCCTGATTCAGCAGAACCTGATAGAATAAAGGAGATGGAGGACGAAGGTTTGTATGTGCGAGAGGTGAATAAACGCATCGTTCCCGGTATTGATCGTATACGGTCACTTATCAAGGAAGGACGGCTGTTTATCAACCCCAAGTGTACGCATACTCTTTCGGAAATGGAGGCGTATAGGTATCCAGAAGACAGAGACGGGAAATCGAATAACGAAATTCCTGTCGACGACAACAACCATGCTCTCGATGCACTTCGTTATGCCATATTCTCTCACGACCCAGTGGACGTTTCCTTAGATAAAGAGGAATTGAGTCTATTTAACGAAGATTACACATAATATGCCGATCAAGAAGGACATATCTGACAAAATTATAACAATGGTAGATCGAGAGGTCTCGGAATGGCAGGACGCAAACGTCTTTGTTACCGATAAGATCGCCTTTCACATGCGAAACCTCATTAAGAAACTCAGAAAGAACTTCTGGGGGATATTCGATAAACCGAATGACCCATCTGCCGGCAATAAGAAGATTTGGATACCACTCACAGAGAGCGTAGTGGACACAGTAGTAAAAAACATTGACCTTGATACAAAAGACATCAATATCCGTGCAAAAAAGGCAGATGCCATCCACCTAACCTCTATCGTTCGGCAGATTGTGAACAATTCACTGGAAGAGATGGAATTTGGTCAATTACTTGATGACCTAGAGCAAACGGTCGCTATTGATGGAACAGCCGTATGGAAAACTATTGAGGTCGTAGGTTCTGACGGCAAGAAGCATGCGAAAGTAATACCGGTAGACCTGCTAAACTTTTATATTGACCCAGCATCAGAGAACATACAGGAATCAGATATTATTGAGCGTTCCCTCATGACACAGGAGGAGTTCATGTCTATGGACGGTTGGGAGAACAAGGAGGATGTGGTCGCTACAACAGAAGCCCACAGAACAGACAGGGATCTATCAAATTCAGCAGGGAATACGAAATCTACACCACTTATTGAGGTATACGAACGATGGGGTAAGATCCCGAAAGACCTCCTTACTGGGAAGGAAAGCGACAAAGACAAGTGGGTAGAGTCTCACGTTGTTGTATCCGGTATAGGCAACGGCGGAGCGGTTCATCTAATCGAGGAGAACAAGAACACAGACCTTATCGGACGACCAGTGAAACCTTATGAGGAATGTTGGTATAAGCGTGTTAAATCACGTTGGTACGGTCGAGGAGTAGCGGAAAAGGTCATGTGGATGCAGCTTTGGATGAATACAACCGTAAACATCCGTATAGCAAGGGCCAGAGTTTCACAATTAGGACTGTTCAAGGTTCGTGCAAACTCCGGTATTACACAAAGCATGCTCTCACGACTAACGGTCAATGGAGTTGTGAAGGTGAAGGACATGGGAGATATTGAGCAAATGATCGTACAGGAAGCATCAGCAGCTAGTTACCGAGATGAAGAAACAGCCGGATCATGGGCGCAAAGAGTGACAAGTGCATTCGAGTCTGTAACAGGTGAACAATTACCAGCATCTACTCCGGCGACAAACGCAGTGCTTGCTAGTCGAGGAGCACAAAGTGAGTTCGTAAAGGTTAAAGAGCAGGTTGGATTCTTCTTGCAGAGGTGGATGACAAGGCAGATTTTACCGATCATTGCACGTAATATTAAAAGAGATGATATACTCCGTGTAACGGGAGATATTAGAGACTTACAGGAGACCGACAAGTACCTTGTAAACAGCCTACTGGCTAAAGAGGTTCAGAAGATGAACACGGAAGGTCGGATATTCGATATAGACAAAGTACGGAAGATGCAGGAGAAGATGCTTACGAAGCTGAAATCGCAGAAGGATCAACGGTTCTTCAAACTAACAGATAAGCCAGACTTCACGCAGTATGACCTCAAGGTATTCATTACAAACGAGGAGATCGACAAGTCTGTACTCGTGCAAAACCTTATCTCTGTACTGCAAACAGTATCGGCAGCACCAGATTCGGGTCTAGATCCGCGAATGATCCTCGAACAGATATACGATGTTATGGGATTGGATGTATCGCAGCTTAGGAAAGAACAGTCACCGCCAGAACTACAGCAGCTATTAGCAGCAGCTCAAGGGCAAACAGCAGGAGGTGTACAGAACGCAACAGCAGGACAGATTCCTAGTCAAGCAGGGCCGCCGACAGGAACACCGCCATTGCCTAGTGCAGCCACTATCCAACAAGCAGCAACAACGGTATGAGTACACTTCAAAGTAGGCTTGCCCGTAAACGTAAACGCCCTAACATAGTGGAGCGGCTACGCTCAATACAAGAACGAGAGGACTCCGTACTGGAGCAGCCACTCAAAACAATGGCCAAGCGAGTAAACCGCATAACAAATACGGAAAAACTATGAGCGAAGAACTAAGCAAGGAAGACAGGGAGCTGATAAGCAAGCACGACAAGCTGAAAGGTCTCCTCTCCTCAGAAGCGTGGCAAACAGTACGAGATGATCTACTGAGAAGCCTTGCCAAGCAAAACTATATTTCTAGGATTGACTTAACAGGCGAAACGTCACCGGAAGACTTCATGCTTAGGATAAAGGCGGTACAACTTGCTACAGATCTCGTAGTGGAATGGCTAGACGAACTCTATAGGTTCGTGGAAGTCGTCGGCGAGAACAAACAAGCGTTTAACCGTGTTCAAGAAGAAGAGATGATCGTGAGGTTCACGGATCGTAACTCTGCGTAGGGGGGCAATGCCCTCTCCGTGGGTCTATGACCCCAGTAAATCACTTTAACAACTGTGTATGAGTGGAGACATTCCCTTAAATGCCCTCCCCGAAGAACTTGGCGGTTCATCGGACGGCGAAAAGGCTGTTGATACTAGTCAGGAGTCAGAAAACGACGAGTCCACGTCGGAAACATCTGATGATGTGAGAACCGCCATCTCACAAGCACTCGGTAAAGAGTACAAATCTACCGAAGACGCTCTCAACGCCATTAAAGAAACTCAGAAGTTCGTAGGAACGGCTGGTAAGTATAAAAAATTGGCCGAAAGAGTAGCTTCGCAATTTGGAGGCGACTTAGATGCCGCCTTAAACAAACTCAATATGGACAACGAAACAAGTGCAGTGCCGGAACAGAAGGAAACGCCTACAACGGCAAATCCGACTGAAGATCTACAAAAGCAGGTAGAGGAACTAAGTTTTCTTACAGAGAACCCAGACCTCAAGCCTCACATGGATACTTTGCGTGAACTCAAGGGAACGACTGGAAAGACGTTGACCGAGGTAGCAGCATCCGACATTTTTCAGAAAGTAAAGGCTCAAGATGAAGCATCGCAGCAGAAGAAGGTTTTACAACCTAATTCAAGACTAGGCAGTGCAACAGACGCAATGGGCAAAGCAAGGGAACTCGTAAAAGATAACCCTCAAGCGGCTCAAAAGATGGCCGTAGATGCCACTGTAAGTGCTATTTTCGGTAAATAGGATCTGTTCACGGCCATAATCTAAAAATCATATGGCTGAGACAAAAGTCTTAATGTCCTATGGGGATGTATCGGCACGAGAAGATGTAGTAATGAACGCCGTTGAGATCTTAACTGCAAAGGAAAATTATTTCCTTACACGGTTGGGTCGAACAAAAGCAATCGACACAGTTCATCACTATCTTACAGATACGTTGGCGACAGCAGCTTCTCAAGCTGTTGGAGAAGGTGAAAGCTACACAGCTCTTACTCGATCAACCCCTTCACGACTAACAAATGTTGTTGAGAATATTGCGATCCCTTTCAAGGTTTCACGAACTCAACAAGAAATTGATCATTATCATGGTCAAGACGAACTAAAACGTCAAACACAAAAAGCACTAGCAGAATTTGCTAATGCAGCAGAGTTTGACCTTGTTCGTGCAACACTCGTATCTGGTGTTTCAGGTACAGCTCCAAAGATGAGTGGTATTATCGAGGCTATTTCTAAGTCTACGAACACTACTGCACATACCTCTGGAACAGCATGGAGTGCTTCAATTCTTGACGGATTGATGCGTGACAACTGGGAGAACTCTAACGGAGATATTGCAACAGAACTTCACATGGGATCATTCCTTCGTTCAAAGACGGATGATTTCACACAAAAGAGTAATGTTGTTGTAAACAACGCAGCAGGACAAACGACTATCGTGCGTACTGTTTCTACTTACCAGACAGCGTTTGGAACATTGCAAATCAACACTCACCGTTACATTCAGCAATCTGCTGATGCAACTGGTCGTGTACTTGCGGTGAACCCGAACAAGTTGTCGCTTGCCTTCCTCAAGATGCCGTACATCGATACGGAACTTGCTCGTGACGGTGACTTCGACTTCTACGCAGTTGCAGGTAAAATGACTCTTGAAGTACAAAACCAAGACTCTTGTTGGTTCGCTAGCGGATTCGACAAAGACTAATGGTTGTCTTCTTCTCTCCATCTTCGGGTGGAGGGGAATGAGCCAAACATTATGAAAAATTTAGTAAGTGACCCTAAGAGATGGCTGGATAAAACAGATTCCGCTTCTCCTAGGGAAAAGAAGATTAAAGGTGTCGTAAGGGAGTACGTTCGTATTTTTGCAGGTGAGTTCGAAGAGTTTAAGCGTGGCATGACCAAGAAGCGAAACAGTATAGACATGGTGAGCAACAAGTTCGCCGAGCTAGAAGGGTCAGATATAGTAGAGCGTCATCTCGCCGAATGGCCCGAAACGCTAGAGATAGCCCTTAGAAAGCAACTAGATATTGGAGAATATCAGTGGCTGAGGACGCATAAGGGTATTAAATGGTTTTTGGAGGAGTTCCCAGTATTCCGAATAACAAAGTCAATGTAATATGGCAAAAATAGCACTATCAATGATCGTAAAAGCCTCTGATAATGAGGCAGAACTACTAAAGAGATGTCTTACACATGCAGCACCGCATGTAGATGGCATCTTTCTCACTATCACAGGGGAAAATGAAGCATGTGAGGACGTAGCAAAGTTCTTTGGGGCAAACGTAAGTCACTTTGAATGGATCAATGACTTTGCAGCAGCAAGGAACTTCGCCCTTAGCCAGATACCAGAAGAGTATACGCACTGGACATGGCTTGATTGTGATGACGTGCCTAGAGGATACGAGCAGATACGAGGAGTGCTGGATGAGAACGACGACGTAGACGCATACAGCGTCGCTTATTTATATGATTTTGATGAGTACAAGAACCCTGTCGTAGTTCACTACAAGGAACGTATATTCAAGAATGATGGATGCGTAGAGTGGCAAGGGTCTATTCACGAATCGTTTAATCCTACGAGAGCGTTAGATACACGCCGTTTTGACGGGATAGACGTACTCCATCTCTACAAAGAAGAGGACAGAGAGGAAAAGAATGACCGAAACCTAGAGATTGCAGCAAAGGATGCGAAAGAAAACCCAGAAGATCCACGTACTCTGTGGAACCTAGCCTGTGCCCAGATGGGAACGGGTGATATTGATACGGGACTGGTTACATTTGAGCAGTTTATAGACGAATCACAGTCAGATGAGGAGATTTTCTTAGCTCATGTACGGATTTCTGACATGCTTAGCGAGAAAGGACGGTTTGCAGAGGCTCTCAAACACGCTCAGCTTGCTATTGGGATGCGTCCTACCGTGCCAGATGGTTATCATATGGCTGGGAGGTGCTGTTTTTACTTAAACAAGCTCGCAGAAGCGAGAGATTACATCCTTATTGGTCTGGGGCAGATTAGCCATGGACAGGATAAGCCGTATTCTCGAATGATTGTGTACAATCCACGAGCTTATGACTACATACCGCTTTCTATACTTGCAGCAGTCTACGACCGTATGGAAATGCCAAGTCTTGCCCTCGATGCACTAAAGGCATGTGCTGAGATCATGCCACGGGATAAACAGTTAGCGGACAAAGTGGAGCGAATGACGGAACGAGCCGAACTCTACGAAACATATTACAAAGAAGTGGAGGCGATGAAGGAGCTTGAGGGTGAGGAACTGCGAACAGCGATGGAGAAACTCCCAGATAGCATGAAAAGTCATCCGATGGTTTGTAAGATCAGGAACGAGAACTTCGTAAAGGAAGAATCATCAGGAAAAGACCTTGTGTACTATTGTGGGTACACAGAGGAGCAATGGGACGGTAATACAGCACGAACCAAGGGACTAGGAGGCTCTGAGGAGGCTGTAGTTAACCTCTCAGAGGCTTTTGCGGCAGATGGGTGGAATGTTACGGTATATAACAACTGCGGCGGTTCTGAGGCGAAAATAGAGGGCGTTACATATAAGCCGTTCTGGATGTGGAATTACCGCGATAAACAGGATACGGTGATCCTTTGGCGATCCGCAAGGGCGTTAGACCACGAGATCAACTCGGAAAAGGTATTACTTGATTTACATGATGTGATTCCTCCGGGAGAACTAAACAAGAGACGGTTAAGGCGTGTAGACCAGATACTCGTGAAGTCAAAAGCACATAGAGACCTCTTCCCTGCCGTACCGGACGAGAAGTTTACTGTGGTACAGAACGGTATTCACTGGAAGGACATGCAAGGCGATGAGGAACGTGACCCTATGCTACTGATCAATACTTCATCACCGGATAGGTCAATGATGACCCTTGTCGATCTATTTGCAGAGGTGAAAAAGGAAGTGCCAGAAGCAAGGCTTGAATGGGCGTATGGGTTCCACGTGTTTGATTCCGTACACTCCGCAAACAGCAAGCAGGGTGAATGGAAGAAGGAACTGATGGAGAAAATAGAGAACACGGATGGGGTAACGGCCCTTGGACGTGTTAGCCACGAGGAAGTAGCTAAACTCTACCAGCGAGCAGGTGTTTTCGCTTATCCAACAGCGTTCTTTGAGATTGACTGTATATCCGCACGAAAGGCACAGGCGGCAGGGGCATTGCCTGTGGCAACAGACTTCGGAGCATTAGCGGAAACGGTACAGCACGGAGTGAAGGTTAAAACGAATGTAGATGAGGAGAACTGGGACAAACCGTATCAGTTTGACTTCGGACTAAAAGAGGAAAAGGCACGTAAAGAATGGGTGAAAGAGTGTATAAAAGCTCTCAAGAACCCCATTACAGAAAAAGAAAGGGACGAAATGCGTCAAAATATGGTAAAATATGATTGGCAGTCCATTGCAAAACAGTGGATTAAGTTGATTTCATAGTATGCAAGCAAACGATACAGCGTTCGATCAGGTAGGAGCCAGGAGTATAGAAATAGGCACACAACTGTTCGATATTCTAAAGGTAAATCCCGTATTGCTCGCTACAAACCCAAAAGATGCGGAGAAAATGAAGAAGATCGTAGCATTTGCAGAGAGATTTGAAGACTCTATGGGTGAAATCAGACGCATAGCTCTTAATAAGAAAAATAACGAGATGAGCACCCTAGACATTGTGTCGCAATATGCAGATATAGCGTCTAGGAGGTACGATCTCCAGCAACAATTAGCCTCCGTAGAGGGGGAATTACAGCCTTTTATAGAATGATATGACCGACATGCAGATAATACCAGGCCCATCACCTAAGAAGGGGCCATATGAAGTTCAGTCTGCTGCCGATGGTAGCCTCCCTTTCGTATCAGAAGGGGCGGTTACTGCTAATGTGACTGTGAACATCAATGCAGGGCTTGGTAAGAATGCTAAGAGCGTATTTTTCATAAATGACGGAGGGAATACATTTACGTACAAATTATCAGTGGACGGAGCGACGTTCAGCGACGCAATCACGCTGAAGAAGGACGAATTTAAGATATACAGGAGGGATATACACAGCATACAGCTCATCCACTCCGCCGATACAAACTATCGTTTGGAGGCGTATGCGTAGTAACGAGAACGTAATCTTCGGGAAGACACCCGATAGCCTTTTAGACGACCAGAGGCCATATTTGAACCCGTCTACCCTACCCTCAACTATCTACGTTGAAACAACAGGGGACGATGATAATGGTGACGGTTCATCAGCGAATCCTATCAAAACAATGGAACGTGCTATTCAAATGGTTGGCATGTCTAATCCCAGTACCAAAACAGTACAGTTCGGAGCTGGGACATTTGATGTACCGGGAACTCTCTCGGAGATCAACTGGATTACGTTTATTGGGACAGAATCAACAGAAGAAACACGAAACATTACAACGGTTCATCATGCAACAGAAGACGAGTTAATATCTGTAACAGTAGACGGTTCGGCACTTTCAGACGACGAATGGCGAGGACGGCTAATAGAGTATGTCGGGGGTGCCGCAAACGCTCGAAGAGGCTGGGTCTGGCGAAACACCGGCAACAGGTTATGGATAACTCAGGACAAGAACCTGGACATTGCCGTTCCGACCACATCGGACGATATAAGCCTGATAAGCCAAGATACGACGCTCAACCTCACTACAACGGTGGTAGCGAAGAACTCCACACAATACAATATTCAAAAAGTTAAGTTTACGGGTAACAAGGTGTGGTTCTTCTTGACCACGGACAAAGTAGAGCTAAAGCACTGTCATTCCCATATTAACCGGTTTCAGTCGGGTGGTGACGGGCGAGCTTTTTTTAGTGGGTGTTACATAGCGAACATCGGGGTGTCTCCTAGGGGCTTCCATACACTTACCAATGACGGATTCAACAGGTGGGATCAAGGGACAGTATTTGATACGGAAAATTGCGTGGCAAACGCAGATTATATTGGTGTTCAGATGGATGCACTCGTGAACTCCCTAGCTCGTGTAGTTTTCCGGGGGCTTGGAACTAGTGGCATTGCGGTAGAGGGGGCTAGCTTCTTCAATGGAGATGGTTTGGATGACCGTGATGTTTGGTTATTTGAAAATGGATCGGGGACGGTAGCAGCATCTAATAGTACAGGTATTATCGTAAACAATTCCAATAAGCTGGTTGGGGGGGATGTATTCTTACCACACCTACATGGAGAGGTCGGGAGCAACTACCTACTGACCGCCCAACGGTCAGCTACTATTGAAATAGGTGCAAACAGTTCCGTGACCACAGCAACCAATACCAACGCCGTAAGTGCGGACGGAGGTACAAGTGAGATTGCAT